GTCTTGATTAAAAAGTTAATAGGTTGCACCTTAAGTACAGCAGAACCAGCAGCAGCACTGGCGCTTACTGCTGTTCCCAGAACAAAGGATGTACCAACTCCTACAGGGAAATAGGTTCTATAGTCAGGGACTTTGAAGTTAGCTCCAGAGGTGCCAAAGACAGTACCTATTACTCCGTAGAGAGCTATGTAAGTACCAGTAGGGTCGTAGTCAGACCCGTCGCACAGGAGCCAATCATTTATGCCACTGATGGTTGCAGTTGTGGGTGTAGTGCCAGAAGCCCACATTACTATAGTGCCGGTTTCAAAACCCAGCTTATTCATCTGAGCGCTAGTTTCGGTAACAGCTGTGGTGGCTAAGTTGGGGAACTGCGCTTGCAGCACCGTCTTGACCAATCTTATGTGGTCATCGCCCTCAGAAATGTTATCGCTGGCAGCTGGGTACGCTGGGTTCAGCTGGCTGACATATGTTGCAGATTCTACAGTCATATTTTGTTATCCTGTCCCTGATCCTGAAACTTAACGGCTGAGTCTATGATATCTCCGTAGTAGTAGGGAGTTGTGCAGTATTGTTGCTTAGGAGTGCGGTAGAATACGGTAAATCCGGCGTTGTTCCTATAGAACCAGAGAGGTAGTCCGGCGCGTGTTATACCGCTGAACAAGAAGGTTAAACCCTTTTCCTTAATCTGCTTGTTCAGTTCTTCCGTTGTACTTATGCAGTAAACTCCGGTAGGACCGCTAGGCATAGCACCGTGCTTCTCCCCGGAACCAGCGCTTAAGGAAGTGTTCAAAGCTATGCTTGCCACTGCCAGTGCTGCCAAAAATGTTAAAATAGTTTTAATGTTCATTTTAACTCTCTGGTTCTGTAGGCCATACAGACGGCCATGATCGCATGTCAGCCGTCATTGGTAAATCGCGCAGAGATTGTCTGTAAGCAATCCACTCAGTTTTCTTGGTAGCATCTAAAGGAGAAGAGTGATCAGACGCTTGCGTCCAGTCAGATGCTACAAGTTTTTCGTCTCTTTCGTTCCGCAAAGTACTCATATGACTTGCATCACGCCCGGTTATTTCCTCTNCTGTCATATCCCTTGCACGATGTGTCAAAAGAACCCTGTCTGCTTCAACAGTGACTACATCTGTATCAAATGTCTGATTGGCAGCAGGGGTAACATTTATCTCCACAAGCGGAAGCCAGCCAATAGTCTTGAGATAGGCGTCATCACCGTTGGATAAATGCAAACCAGACACATTCCCCGACTTTTTAGGCAATTTGCCTAAATAATCTACGCTGCCATCTTTAACATGTGCATACATTGTGCCTGTTCCTTTTCGTTCTGTTGCCATAAATCAGACACAGGATAAAATGGGTGATCTTCCCATAAATGGTATGTCAACGGAACTAAAGGTCCAAGTAACCCGACTTCTTTATTCCATAATTTATTAATTGTGCAACGCTCCTCAAGATAGGGCCAGTACCTAGCTATTTCGTTGAACGGTTCCCAGTACTTTTGCAGGACACCTTTTTCCAATAAAAAAGTAACGCCCGTATGTCCTATGGTTCGCCAAGGACGGTCGGTGCCACCAACGATCATGCCAATGGAACCATCGCCTCTATCATTGCGGGGTAATCCTTCAAGGTCGTCTGGTTCGTCTATATAGTTGGAAGGACAATCAACGAGTGTCATAGCCATAAGGGGAAGGCGACAACGCGGCTTGAATTTTTCCCATGTCTCTAAAGCCACTGTTAGAGCATTTGGATAATGTAGATAATCGTCCTCGACCACATAAACTAGATCAGCGCTGCTTTCCTTTGCTAAGGTGAGACCAGCCAACATGCTGTCGTTGTTGCCTGTGCCTTTTAACGTCTTGATTGTTACATTCTTTTTGAGAAAATCTGTCTCATCATGCAGGAATTGCACTGTTTCGGTAGTGGAATGATCATCCAATATGGTTAAGTGTGGCTGGTCTGGTAGCGCCTTGATCGCAGTACAAAGCGAACGAACACAGCGCCAAACAATATCCTTCTTTGGCTTGTCGAACCTTCTGGGATGCACACTGTCCCCATCATAAGTGCGTAGGAATATGTCAAGCTGCAAGGCGCATCTCCAATGAATCAGCTAATTCCATGAATGGAGCCAACCAGTCATCTGACTTCGTTTGTCGTAACAACGTAATATTATTATAGTATGGTGTCGCTGTACCCGGGAAAGTCCATAAATAATATGGCACATGAGGAACGATTATCATTGTGGGTACTCCTATAGCTCCAGCAAGATGAGCAATGCAAGTACAAGAAGTTACTATCATCTCGCAGCTAGATATTGCTGCCGCCGTTGCCGTCCACGTTGATAAATCTACTTTTTCTACCCAATCTGGGCAATACTCTTCCCCTTCATCTCTCTGTAGATTGATGCAATTGGCTCTGTTTTTCATAGTGTTAAATAATAGTTCATGGGGAAACAGACGTTTGGTTTGATGCTCATAAGCCGGTAAACCGCTCCACCGCAAGCCAACGCGATGTGGCACTGTATCTGCTGACGCAGGAATATACGGAGAACCGTCGATATCCGCCGAATTTTGATAGCCAAGCTGAATAGGTGCTGACATAGCAGGGAGGTAGAAATCATGGCAAATTCCACAAGCTGCTTCATGCTGTACTACAACATCCACTCCATCAGCGTGGCGCAGTATCTCAGATAAAGGTGAACTGCATGAAACGACTACGGTACAACCTAGTTTTTTGAGGTCACGAGCATATCGAACTTGATGTATCTGGTCCCCGAGACCGCGTTCTAAACGCAATAAAACTGTTACATTCTCCTCGCCGTCCCAAAGAGGCATAATTGAGCCGCAATGAGGGTCACCCCATACAAGGGTTTCTCGTCCTTTATCTAACAGAGAATATCCTTCTCCAACTTCATCGTCACTCAACTTTGCCCATCCTGCATTAAAGCAAATATCGCTATCATCTGGATAATGAGTGAGATTCTTGTAGGCCAAGCGTTTGGATTTCTCAAAATCCCCGGTCATAAGAGCATCATGCTGATATGTTATCGGCATCTTCTCTTTCTTTGGCTCTGGCTTATCATTCCAGAACTCACCACCTTGGTAAAAATTCCAAAGAGTTTGACCAAGAATATGTTTAACTGAGTACCGGCGTTTTCGGATTTTCGGACGAACCTTATGAAGGTTTTTAACACCCCAAACTTCATCTACTTCTTNGCTGTCTTTGATATTATCAAAGTCATAAACAAATGGATCAAGCCCAACCCATTTCTCAATGCGGTTCAGTTGATATGCTGGGTTATCTATTAAATCATCGTATTCAATGAATAAGAAATTATTTGGATACTCCTTATATCCAGCCTGTAAGGTTGCATAAGACCCAAATAAGTGTCCAGCTAACTCTCCGCGTTTGCAAAACTCTGTGATGTTATCCGGCTTCAGCAATTTAGCAAAGGACGCCAAACACTCAACGACAGGACGTACAGTGGCTACAATTTTAACCTCACCCTGTACCTTCATCATNGTTTTCATTATCTNTGGTGCAGGCCAACCTCGNCCTTTATCAAACACCAATTTATCTGTATCGTATCGGGCATTTTGAATACCTTGCAAAATGCGGATGATGTCATCTTCTTTACCACCACTAGCTTTAGTAATAGGGTTCTGCTCCCACATCTTCACAGCCGCACCCATCGTATCACAGAGATTAGATGTAGGGCTGGCATAAACATCGGGGCGCTGATTTAGAAGCGAAGTTAACAGCGTTGAGCCACTGCGAGGGAGAGAGGCTAAAAAGTTCATTCTGATTTAAGTGCCATTTGGACATATCTCCCAGCAGATGTATAAGCCCAATTTGTATCAGAACCTAGCTGAACAGGAGAAGAATAGTAAGTTACGTTTCCTAAACCTAACTGCCCTTCTTTATTTCTACCCCAAACAAATGCTTCACCTGAAGTATTTAGCGCCATGGTGGAATCATATCCAAAGCCCGGTCTGTACCAAGTAGTTAAAGAACCAATTTGTACTGGAGAAGAATAATCTACTTCATTACCATGACCAGTGCGGCCAGAGCGTCCCCATCCCCATGCCCAAAGAGTGCCGTCATCTTTTAGTGCCCCTCCGAATCCCGACATCACCCGATCAAGTTTATAATTATAGAGAGAGACTGACGTTGAAGATTTCCAATTTGTTAAAGAACCTAATTGANNGGGAGACGATATAGTTCCCGTGCTATTATTACCTAAAACACCATCACCACTCCGACCCCATATCCAAAAAGTGCCATCTGTTTTTCGAACAAAACTTCCACGGCTACCGCCTAGAGTACCTCGATACCAGTTAGTTAAAGAACCAATTTGTACTGGAGAAGAATAATAAGTTACGTTTCCTGTGCCTCCAGCACCGTTGGCGCCATTACCCCATGTCCACAGAGTTCCATCAGGTTTAATTACTTTCCAGCCTCCCCCGACTGGCGAACCCCAGGCGCTAAGCCAAGAAGATGAAGACCAGTTAGTTAAAGAACCAACTTGTACTGGAGAAGAATAAGAAATAACATTGTTTTGAGCTAATTGTCCATATTGACCACTTCCCCATACCCATGCAGTACCGTCGGTTTTAAATCCTAATGTTGAAAACTGTCCACATACGACAGCCCGCCAGTCAGTTAAAGAACCAACTTGTACTGGAGAAGAGTACTGAATGACATTTCCTAGACCTAATAATCCGTTACCGTTTTTCCCCCATCCCCAAAGAGTGTTGTCTGTTTTTATTGCCATCGCACCAAGGTAGCTGACACGCAACTGCGCCCAGTCACTATCGGAACCAACTTGTACTGGAGAAGAATAATCAGTGACATTTCCATGACCTAATCGACCATATGTACCCTTGCCCCATGAATATAATCTAAAACCAGTACGTTCCTCACCACCAGCCGCACCAGCCGCACCCATCATTCCTCGTCGAAGATTAGGCATTACTCTGGTGTCTTACTATCGGCACTGGCAACCATTCCGTGCCATATAGTGCCACCGTCCGTGGTGATGAAAACTAAGATATCGATGCCACTGGTAGTTAATGTTGGTGCCGTGCCCCCAGCCCAGTCCACTGTTGCTGGCCAGTTTACCGTTTGCGATCCGCCGTTTGTCAGGAACAATGTAAAGCCAGATAGTTCATCAGAGGCAGTTGGACTGCTGAATGTGAAAGTATTGGCGCTAGTATCGACTGTAGCTACGACATTATTGCCTAGCGTCAGATCAATATCCTGCGTACCACCACCAGTAGCACCGATTGCATTGGTGACTTCCCCATAATCTTTAAGATTAATAGCAGAAACTGTTTGATCGGCACCTGTGACGGCACCTGCTAGAGTTTGCGCCGGAACAGCATTAATATTCTCAACTGCAAATGTCCCTAAACCAATAGATGTTCTAAGTGTAGCACCCGACTCAGCAACGGGATCTGCAGTACCGTCACCAACGATCATCTCGCTATCAGCCAAGACTGACATCGCTGTAATAGCGCCAGTACCAGATCCTAGTAAAACTCCGCCATCAGTGAGTGTTGACGCGCCGGTTCCACCATCAGTTACAGGTACATCGGTGCCACCAGCGCGGTAAATTATGTTACCCTCTACATTGATGTCGCCAGCGCTTGCTCGTGTCACCGTTGTGTCAGTAGCTGCTCCTACGTTAACAGCGGTGAACTGAGGGCTATCTCCGGTGCCTACTCCTATACTGGTTCGCAGTGTAGCTCCGCTCTCTGCCACAGGATCTGTGGTACCNTCGCCTACGATCATTTCGCTATCAGCCAGAACAGCCATAACTGTTACTGCGGATGTGCCGCTACCAAGTAGAACACCACCATCTGTTAATGATGTAGCTCCAGTGCCTCCACTGGCTACAGGTATCGTACCTGTCGAAACTGTAACATCTCCTGTGGCAGTATCAACAGCTATGGGAGATGTTGCTGCAAGGGTAGCTACACCAGCTACAGCAGCAGCCAAGGTAGATTTCTGGATTTTGTGCGTGGTGCCAGCGCTGATATCGACTATGGGTATTACATCGTCTGCTGCCAGATCAGCCCCGACCAGCTCTGTAAGTTCGGTGATCTTTTTGTTGGTAGCCACTTTACTTTACCCTTCTAGCCATCTAGCCAACTAATGTTCACCACTGCCGTACTGGCTGAAGTGATAGCTGCTATTGTATCGCCCGGCACCACTGTAAAGATTGCAGAATCGCTAACGCCTATTTGCGTAGAACCCGCAACAGTGGCGGTGGGAGTAGCTCCCTGACCGCCCTTGATTTCTACATAGACCAGAGCACTCGTTGAAATACGAGCTAGCGAAACACCTGTAGGACAAGCTCCAGAGCGTGTGGTGCCTGTCGCTGTACCTGCTGTCAAGTTTTCGCTTGAATTTACCCGGTAAAAATTATTTTGTATTGCCATGATTGCGGTTCCTTTATCCCGACGCTTTTACTCGTTCTCCAGAGGACATTTCGTAACCAAGTTCTATCCCCTTCAGTTTAAGTTCTTCCTGTTTCAACGCTAGTGTTTGTTCTATTTCCATGCGCTCCAGCTCTACCCTAGCTACTTTTACCTGCGCTTCCTGCATCTTAGCTTCGGCCTCTTTCTGAGCCGCCTGCGCAGTCATAATCATTGCCTGAGCTTGAGCCTGACCTGCCTGCTCCTGAATGCTAGGTTCTTGCTGATCTGGTGGAGGCGGTGCTGTGATAAACTTATCTACATTCTTGATACCCATTTCTTCTGCGATTTCTCGCATCAACGAGTATATATTCTCCGAGGTTACAATCCCCTGCGTCTGCTGAGCTACCTTTTCTATCAAAGCTGCGTAGGAAGATAGGTTATTCAAGCGAATATCCTGATCTCCGTACCCTAGGCCCACCTCTATGTCCACATCCAGGTCTTCGCGCCAGCTGGCTGGGTCTATCTCTACATAGGTATTATCCACTCGGATA